CAACCGTTATCTCTGGCCAGAAATGTTTAGACTCATTAAAGTAATTAAACCAGAATTCGTTATTGGGGAGAATGTGCAAGGAATTATTAACCTCCAAAACGGCATGGTACTCAGACAGGTGCAAGACAACTTGGAAAGTGAAGGTTTCGAAGTCCAATGTTTCCTTATTCCAGCTTCGGGCATCGGTGCTTGGCACCAAAGGAACCGAACATGGATTATTGGCCACTCCAAACACAATGGATTACTTGCCTCCGAGAAGCGCAGCAGGGACAAAAAAATTAATGGAGGGGCATCGGAAGGGCAGAACCAAACCATCGAATCTGAGAGAACAAGTGGATCCACAAACAATGGCAATGTATCCAACACCGACAGTGGGTTGCGAGGAAGGTGGGGAACAATCGGAGAGAGTAGAGAGGACCAAATCTGGAGGTTTCGTACTGAGGAAGAAGAACAAACCACACATGACATTCGGAGCCAAACTATCGGACGCAATGTTATTCCTGGAGAAGGAGAAGAAGATGTATCGATCTCCAATGGTATCGGACTTCAAGGACATGGCCTACAATCCAATAACGAACAAGAAGAGGGGAGTACAAATCAAACTACCTCATCAAGTGTTGGCCAACAACAAACCTGGTGGGAAGTTGAATCCTCTGTTTGTGGAATTCCTAATGGGATTTCCCATGAATTGGACAAAGACAGAGCCAACAGAATCAAAACCCTCGGAAACGCAATCGTCCCACAAATCGCAAGAGAAATCGGACTTGCCATCAAAAAAGTTTTATCGGACTCCGACCGCAATGGACAAGGGTGACAATAGTTTTAAATATGCAGCTAAAATATTAAAAGGTAAAACAAACAGATCAGAGTCTAAACAACCAGTTCAAAAAACTTTATCTATGGATGTGGCCATGGAGCATTTAAAAAATAATAAACATTTAATTGAAGCTTATGATGAAAAATTTAAAACAAGGCCTTATTTACCACCAAAAGAGGAATTCCTAGATTATTTAAAAAATAATTTAAATAAGAAAAAATTAATCGAAGATAATATAATTAAAAAAACTACCATAGATCATTGGTTGAGATCAGATCATTGTTTTGCATATCCTACAGTAGAGTATTGGAACAAGATAAAACCATATTTAAAAGAGATTAAGTATGATTATCAAATGACTTTTGAAGTTGAGTCAGATTGGGAATAGTTCAACCAAGAGGTGTAACTTTTTACAAAAAGTGCTTGATTAATAAGCTCAGTATTTTATCGTTTTTGTGATTGGCAATAAAGTCAATCATAACTTTAACATACGAGGTGTTATGAAAAAAATAAAAATAAGTGAAGCTTTCCTTAGAAACTCTGAAGGCTTTATGTTTGAACAAGTATTGCTCGATAAGATTGATACTTATTTAAAAACAGACCATGAGCATGGTATGACTCTTAAAGGATTAACTAATGTTTCTCCAAGAGATCTGACCGCTACTTTAGGAGATGGTAATCCTATCTTTAGTAAAACTGAAGTAAGTAAGATTATTAATCTGTTAGCTAAATTTGATTTGTCATTAAAAGATATGGCCACTCATTGCTATAATAGTCGTGGGGAACGTGTCACTGACTCTAATTTAGATTACGAAAATCATGATTATGCTGCACCTGAAATAGAAGCTGCAGCTGAAAAAGTTTTAGAAGATCTTCAAGACTTCGAGCCAAAACACTAGCCCATCCAATTGGTGTCAAGTCCATTGCACTTGGCACCAAGTCTCTTTACAATTAACTGTTGCAACTTTAAAAAAATTTTTATATGACTAAGAACATTGGCAAACTCAATAAGTGTACAGATTGTAATGGTACCGGGTATATTATTACACATCATAAAAGTTACGTAAATTGTATCATTTGCAACGGATCAGGAACCACGTCTCACGGCCCTTTCAACACAGAAGCAGAACAAGTTTTATTATACAAATTAGCGTGGGACTATATAAATGGCAAAACAAAAGGATGGTATCACTGATCTTACTAAGGTTTTAATTAGTGCTGCCAATAAATTTACAGATGCAGAATACACTAAGTTAACTCAAGTTATCTTTGCTATGTTACATGGTGTCAACTATGGTTATGACACTATGGATCAACGATTCTTAAACGATGCCCAGGATTTAAAGTTTGTCCATAACGCGGATAAAAAATTTAAAAAAATAATTAAAAAAAAGAAAGTAAAGAACAATGTAATTTACATTTCAAATTTTAGTAAGGAGACTTCCAAAGATGATGCCTGACAATTATACTAAAAATGAAATGATTTTAGATTTAAAAGAAATAAATGATCATATAAAAGATGAGAACTTACAAGGCGCAGCAATAACTCATTTAATTGAGGATGTTCACGAACATTACGAGGTCGCTACTCGATTTAACTTTAAAAATTCGAAAGGCCACTACCGTGATTTACTCTCCAGACTTGTTAAGACTTATGGGCACTAAAATTACGGCTGATATTTTAGCCGAGAATCATATTAATAATGAACAGAAATTATGGCGACATGTAATCTTAAATGCATTTGAAGATTGTAGAATTGAAGCTGGAGATAGAAAGAGTTCTTTAAATAAAACAGATGCTCATTTTTGGATAGCTAAATCTAAAGACTTCGATCAAATTTGTTGGTGGGCAGGATGGGAACCAGATGATGTTCGATATCGATATTATAAAGCATTAAAAAAAGGAGACATAAAATTTAAAAGAAAACATTTTTTATGGTTTGAATATAATGAGTTATTTCAACGACTTAAAAACGAATCTAATCTTGAGCTGCGTAAAACTTTAAGACGTAATTTAGATAATAAAAGAAAGCAGATTATGTTAGCTGATAATGTTTATGTAGAAAATTTTTTGCGAAATTTTGAGGCAGGAAATTAGTAAAAGACTTAAAGTCATGGTGGATAGTAGAATTTTAACTTAGAGGGCAGGGAGCAATCGCCACCCCCTAAGTAGAAAGGAATCATATGATGAATATGAAACATTCCTAATAGATATACGTTTAAATAAAAATTTCAACTAAAAAAAAGAGCCCAGGGAGATGATAAAAAAACCTGGGCTCTAGTTAACTAACAAAAAAGGCATTTGCTATGAAAAAAAACAAATACACTATTAACTTATACTCATAGAACCGTGGTTGTAAAGATGTGGGCTAGTTTAGAATGATTCTAAGGTAGTAGATATGGCAGCAAGGCTCTCGGCTCTCGGACCACTTTCCTAATGCACTTTCTTACAAACAAAAAATAAAAAAATATGTAAAACATGAAAAATACTAGGAAACTAGGAAAATACTATATAAATCAACACTTCTAGAGCAAAATCAACTAGGAAAACACTAGGAAAATTCCTAGTAATACCAGGAAAAATTACTATAGAGGACGTCAAAAGTGCAAAAATTTTTATAAAAAAATGTTTGTAAGGAAGAGTATTAGGAGAAATTGTGATATAAGAGGTCAATATGGCAAAAAGAAAAAACGTATTGAAATCAACCTCTGAGTTAACTTTAAAGCAGAAAGCTTTTGTAGATATATACGTTAGTAATTGGGGAGAGATAACAAAGGTAGAAGCTGCAAGAAGAGCTGGTTATAAATCCAATAAACCTGAAGGACCAACAGAAATTGCATCAAGACTCACAGATCCAAATAAAAACCCACATGTAGTCAGATACATGGAAATGAAGTACAACCAAGAATTAAAAAAACATGAAGGTGATAAATTAAAAAAATATAAAAGATTTGAAACACTCAGTAAAAAAGCAGAAGATAAAAAACAGTATGCTGTAGCTGTTAATGCAGAATTCAGATCAGGCCAAATGGCTGGTATGTTTGTAGATAAAAAAGAAGTAACACATGTTGGGTTGGAGGGAATGAGTCGTGAACAATTGGAGAAGAGGTTATCCGAACTTGAAGGAAAAATCGGAGAAGCCAAAAACATCATTGACGTTACGCCAGAAGAGATTAGTTAAAACATCTCAATGGATGCAAGTTTTTAATGAAGTTCACAATAAACATCTTAACACCTCAATAGGTATTGTTTCAATTTTAATTAAGGAGAAGAAATGATATTGCTAAAACTTTACTATGTAAAAAATTTTCATATTCCTGAAACTTTACTATGTAATATTTTTTCATATTCCTAAAACTTTACTATGTAAAAAATTATGAAAAAGGTAAAAAGAAAAAGTAAAAAAATTTTAATTCCAAAAAAAATAAATTCAGAGATTGAAAAATATCCAATGGTTTCTTGCGAGTGGTTTGATATTGTTAGTGATAGTAGTTGGAGTAGTTTTGAACAAATAAAAAATTCTGATCTTGCGACTTGTATAACAAAGGGACACTTGTTATCTCAATCAAAAGGTATTACAAGGATATTTGGCGATTATTCATTGTCAGAAGATAAGAAAAAAATAGAAACTATTGGAAATACAACTTTAATTCCAAATTCAGTAATAAAAGAAATTAAAAAAATATAGTTGTAATTAAAAAATTACTCTTTATATCCTATTTTCATGGGAAATCTTTTTGCACATATATTATATTTTTGTATTGCCTATCCTATACCTACTTTTTTTATAGCCTTTTTTGGTTGGTTATTATTGTCTTTTTTCTTTAAATTATAGACTTGCATATCCTATCATCATGGGATAAGAAAAGGAATGAATATAAAACTAACAAAAATAGAACTTGAATTTCTTGTTGCTCTTTTAGATGTAGAGTTGGACCTTAAAAAAAGGGACCTACGAAGACATTTAAATTCTAAAACTATTTCAAAAGAATTGAGAGCAGAAGAAAAATTATTAAATTCTATTTTAAACAAACTAACAAAGGAGCAATAATGGGTTTTGATATAAGTGGTTTAAATCCAAAAAATGAAAAGGGCGAATACTTTAGAAACAACGTTTGGTATTGGCGACCTTTAGCACAATACGTACTTGAAGAGACAAAAGTTATAGATGAAAAAGATCAAGAGCATTGGCACTATAACGATTGTCACGAGGTATCAAAAGAAGACGCAGAGCAGATAGCAAAACAATTAGATCATTTAATTGAAAGTGGTCATTGTAAAAAGTTTGCTCAAGCATGGGAAAAGAGAAGAGAAAAAATAGAAAAACACAATGAGAAAGTTGAAAAGGAACTCGATAAATTTGAAAAAGACGTTCAAAGAAGAATGAATAATAGTAATCTTGCACCAAAAGATTATCCAAAAGAAGATCACGATAAATGGGAAAAGATAAACGAAAAAAGAAATAGTGATGGTAGTTATCCATTTAGAGAGGAAAACGTAAAAGAGTTTTCTGAATTCTGTAAAAATAGTGGTGGATTTACTATTGGTTAAAAAGAATTTTTTGATTATTTTTAACGATTGTTATAAAATAAAAATAATCTTGTGGTGCTTTGGCAAAGTAGGGATTTCCCACGCAAGCACCACAACAAACTAACAAAAACAAGGAGCAATAATGAGTAATAAACAAATAAGCAAAGACAATAGAGAATATTGGTCAAATAAACTTTCTCGTAAATTTAGAGAAAAAAAAGAGTTGATTGAATCTTTACATCAAAACGAAATCAACGACCAATCAATTAAAAATTTTCCAATATTTAAAAAAAGATTAAATGTGGAAAATGAATTAAAAAATCTTTTAAAAGCACAAAAAGATTTTAACGAGTATTCAACTAATTACAGAAAAATTTTGGAGCAAAAAAGAGACCTTGTTCGTAAAATTTATAATAAAGTTGAAGACAAATTAAATGGTTGGTCTCAAACAAGAAAACTTTGGAATAATGATAACCTTCCATACTTTGAAGAAAAAGATAAAACTTATGACCTTGTTGAAGGTTTTGATAAGTGGTTAAGAGGTCTTTGTAAGGCAGAAACTAAAAAAGCATTTTATAATTCTAAAAAAGGAAAAGAATTACAAACGCTTGATGAGTTAGAAGAAAAAGCAACTGATTTATTACATAGTGATATGATCGGTACAGAAGTATTAAAACAAATATCTTTGATTGCTAAACAAACTCAAATCAATATGACAATTCCAAGTGAAACAGTAAAAGCACTACCAAATGGTTAGTATTGAGACACTTGTAAAAATATATAAAAACTTTGGCGATAGAGAAAATCTATCGCCATTGGGAAGTGCAGATGAAGAGATTATGTGGAATTCCAAACTTACACCTAAACAAGTTAATTGGTTGGAACGATTTATAATTGTTTGGGATTATGCAACTAATCTTGATGTGCAACTTTGTAAAAGAAAACTAATAATGGCAAAATTAAAAAGGAGTAATAATGGCAAAAACAAAAAAACTTGATGAGATGAATAATAAAGAACTTTGCGATAATTGGCAAAAGAGAATAAATAAATATTTAGTTGGAAGAACGATTGTCAAAGTTGAATATTGCACTGAAGAGTTGGCAGAAGAGCAGATGTGGTCATGCCAACCAATACAAATATTATTAGATAATGGAACTTGGTTGACACCAACAAGTGATGATGAAGGAAATAATGGTGGTGCAATTCATACGAATATAAAAGAACTTCCGATTATACCTATAATTTGATATAGTTTTATTGACTAGTTAAGGCCAAGCAAAGCGAGAGTGGAACTTGGCCTTTTTTAATGTTATTGACTTAATAACATTATGAAAAAATCAGAAAGTTTGCTTTGGCAACGTATCAAAAAATTAAAATTAAAAGGTCAAATTTTTCGCATAGAAAGTAACACAATCAATGGAATTGCAGATGTTTATTGGTTGATAAATGGGAAAAGTATTTGGATTGAACTCAAGTCTAATGATGTCAAGAATTTAGGACTTTCAAAGTATCAGATTAATTGGCATTTAGAACATTATCAAAATAAAGGAACCTCTTTTATCTTGCGAGAGTACCTCTCGCAGAGACAACCCAAACGTTTTGAACTTTGGTTGGTTCGTGAACCGAGAACCTTGATACTTGACTATTCTACCGAAAATTTAAAAAAAATTTTTCAAAAAATCTTGACGCAATAACCACGTCTCACGCACCTATCGGTGCGTGAAACTTTGCTATGCAAGTTTTTAATCATTTTACTATTACTAAAACTCACGTATGCGAATTGCGTGAAACTTTGCTATGCAACTTTTTTTTCTTTTATCTATAACTAATACCCACGCATGCGTGAAACTTTGCTATGCAAATTTTTTACCTTTATTACTATAACTAATTATCAATTGGTCCTTGAACCGTGGCAGCTCTTAGCAGCTAAAAGCTTACCGGGGCAGCTCTCCAGGTATTAGTCCCAGTGGTCCTGGAGTCATGGCAGCAGAAGCTTCTAAAAATAAAATTTGACAGCTGCATGCATCCCGTGTTAATAAGATGCAAATCAACTAACAAAAGGTAAAAAAATGATAATGTTTAAAGATCTAAAAAAAGGGCAGGAAATAAAAAGCAGCCAGCTGCATCCATTTATTTTATGCAGCGGAAAGCTTCTCGAGTCTCCAAAGCAAGGCAAGGGCATTAAGAAAACTATGTTAATAGATGCTAAGGGCTCGGAGCTGGGTTTTTTCGATGAAGCTGGCAGCGTTTACAGTCATCAAATAAAATTAGCTAAGGTTAACGGTAACTGGGAGAAGGTGATTCATGCCTCTTCTTAATTATTACAGCCAAACCAAAATGGCCAAGGGGGAGAAGTTTGGATATAAAACCGCTATCCTTCATTTAGCTCCATTTGATTTAAGTGGTAAAAATGTTTGTCCCAAAGCAACTAAGGGACCAGGGGGCTGCATTGCCCCCTGTTTGAATACTTCAGGCCGTGGCCAGATGGGTTCAGTACAAAAGGCCAGAATAAATAAAACTAATTTATTCTGGACCAATAAGAACGCTTTCTTATGGCAGCTAAGTACTGAAATTGAGCAGCTCAAAAAAAGAGCAGCCAGTCAGGGGTATAAATTTGCTGTTAGATTAAATGGGACCAGTGACCTCCCATGGCATCGAATGCGAGTCGATGGAGGTAACAGCTTAATGCAGCTGCATCCTGATGTCCAATTTTATGATTATACAAAAGTTTTAAATTATTTAGATCATGATTTAAAAAACTATCATATTACATTTAGTGACAGCGGTAAAAATCACCTGGACCAATTGGCAGCAATAGCTAAGGGCGCAAATGTTGCTGTAGTATTTCAGGACAAGTTACCCAAAACCTGGATGGATCGTAGAGTCATAAACGGTGATAAACATGATTTACGTTTTAAGGATCCTTGTGGCGTGGTTGTGGGTTTGATAGCAAAGGGACTCGGTCGGAAAGTAACAAAAAACTCATTTATAAAAATGGCAGTTTAGAATGTTTCTAATGTGGGTTTTTATTCAGGTATTATGGAAGGAAATTCTAGTATTAATTTTATTATTTTTAATTTTTTCAATTTTTTAAAATTAATGCTTGATATCCTCCCATTAATAACTATATTAATAAGACGTGTTAAACATTAAAAACAACTTAACAAAAGAGGTAAAACAATGAAAACACAAACAACAAAAAAGCACAAACAACTAGAAGCAGCTATAAACAAAAAATTGTTTTTAGCTTGCAAAGTTAACGAAAAAAGAAAGTCATCTAATAAATTATGGGTTGACGTTAAAGACGAAGCTCTACCAATAGTAGAGGATCGAGGGGGCTTTGTTATAGGTCAATATGAAAACTATGATTATTCATTAGAGACAATCAAAAAAAATACAACTCGATTTGATATAAAAGGGTTCAAAGAAAACTACCCTGAATTATATAAAACCTATTTAATAGATGGGCAATCAATTGAGTTAAAAACAAATTATAAAAAAATAAAATAATGGATATTTTTTTATATATACTTTTAATCATGGTAAGTTTTACAATTGCCTTTTTAGGTGTTGTAATTCTTTTTTCAATCGATGTGTGGCTAGGGTTTACCTTAGCCACGGTCGGAATATTGTTATCACTTCGAACTATTGGGAGGGTTTAAAAATGAAATATAAAGGATATTATATTCAACTAGTACCAAAAAGAACTGAAGGCCTTTGGCAGTTAGAACTACAAAGGGGTGAATATGTAACTGCGATTTCAGTAGGTACCGAGATGACACTTTTAGCAATTGAAAAAATTGCGCTTGATACAATCGACAAATTAGTCGAGAACGAAAAACAGACATAAACAAAAAACACGGCACAACCCTAGGTTGTGCCGTGGCTCCCTTCTCTTCAATAGAGGTACCAAACCAAAACCAAAAATTGACCAAAAAAAATTAAATTTTTTTTGCGAAAAATTTTTATATGTTACTTAACTTTTACTAAAACTTGTAGCGCAAATACATGGAGTAAGGCCTTAAACGTTTAGGGGTTTATTTAAAGGGGACCCAAGGGTATAGTGAATCTATATGACAAATACAGAATTGTTGACTACTGATCAGCTGCGAGAGAGGCTCGAAAAAGTATGGTTAAGACATATAAAATTATGCCAAGATAACTTCTTATATTTTGTTAAGAATGTTTGGCCAGATTTTATCTGCCGTACTGATAAAGATCCTAATCGTTGGGGACACCATCAACATATAGCACACGAGTTTACAAAAATATCTAAGCACAAAAAAGGAAGGCTCATTGTGAATATGCCTCCTAGACATACTAAGTCTGAATTTGCATCCATATATTTTCCAGCTTGGATGATAGGGAAGTTTCCTAAAATGAAAATTATGCAAGTATCTCACAACGCAGAATTATCTGCGAGGTTTGGTGCAAAGGTAAGAAATTTAATTGACAGTCCAGAGTATAAACAAATCTTTGGAGATGTTAGACTAAGAGAAGATAGTAAGGCTAAAGGACGTTGGGAGACCAATCATGGTGGGGAATACTTTGCAGCGGGTGTTGGCGGTTCTATCACAGGACGAGGGGCGGACTTACTTATTATCGATGATCCACATACAGAACAAGATTCATTATCTGATTCTGCTATGGAGAGAACTTATGATTGGTATCTTTCAGGACCAAGACAACGTTTACAACCGGGAGGCTCAATTGTTTTAGTAATGACAAGATGGGCTCAAGATGATTTGACTGGTAGATTAATCAAAGCAGAAACTGAACCTAAAGCAGACAAGTGGGAAAAAATTTCTTTTCCAGCAATCTTAGACGAGGACCGAGAGCCGAGACCCGTGTGGCCTGAATATTGGGCACTCGATGAATTAGAAAAAGTTAAGGCGTCATTATCCATACGTAATTGGTCAGCTCAATACATGCAGAATCCAACTTCAGAAGAAGGAGCCATTTTAAAACGTGAGTGGTGGCAGCCATGGAAGGGTGATATGCCAGTTTTAAAACATGTCATACAATCATACGACACTGCATTTAGTAAAAAAGAAACTGCCGATTATTCAGCCATTACTACATGGGGAATATTCACGCCCCGCGAATCAGGGCCTGATGCCATAATGTTAATTGATGCAATCAAAGGTAAATATGATTTTCCAGAATTAAAAATGGTTGCCTTAGATCAATACAAATATTGGCAACCTGAAACTGTAATCATTGAAGCCAAAGCAAGTGGACAAAGTTTATTACAAGAATTTAGAAGAATGGGAATTCCTGTTATGGATTACACTCCTGGACGTGGCCAAGATAAACATTCACGAGTCAACGCTTGTGCTCCAATATTTGAATCTGAACAAGTTTGGTATCCTAGAGATGAGCATTTTGCTCAAGAAGTAATTGAAGAGTGTGCAGCGTTTCCTCATGGAGAACATGACGATTATGTGGACAGCACTACTCAAGCTATGTTAAGATATCGGCAAGGTTCGTTTATAACAACTTATTCTGACGAGGATGAGGTTGAAAGTTATAGACAACGTAAATACGTATATTATTAAAAGGAGAAAAGACATGTCAAGAAATAAAAAATTAGCAATGGCAGCATCCATACTTGGAGCTGGTGCATTGTTAGGAATGAGACAAAGACCCATGGGTGTTACAGGTGCGCCCCCAAGTGCTAAAACACCTAAATCAACAAAAAGAAATCTAAATAAAAGAGTAGTAGATCTTGGAGATTCATCTAAAAATTTAGTAGGTAAGACTACTAAAATTACCGTAGACAAAGATGCATTACCTAGAGAGATTGAAGAAAAAGCTAGTGCGAAGAAAGCAAAAATTCAAAAAACTAAAAAAATAGTTCAGAAGAGAAAAGACGAAGGAAAACTTTCACCACTTATGCCTAAATCAGAAAGTCAATTTGATGCTATGCAAAGTTCTGGACTAGGAGCTTTCGATGGAGCTAAAAGAGGAAAAATGATTAGAGCTCGTGGTGGTGGAATGGCAATACAAGGAATGAAACCTACTAAACTATATTAATGGCTGAAATCGATAAAGTGATTGATGAGGAGATTGTAACTCCTGACACTGAAGAAGTAGATGTTGAAGTAGAATCTGAAACGGAAACAGATTCTGATGTAATGGCTGCTGTAGAAAACGCAGCTGATGCATTTTATAAAAACATTGCAGAAGACATGTCAGATGAAGTTCTTCAGAGAATGTCTAATCAATTACTTGACGATTATAAAAAGGATAGAGTTTCAAGAAAAGATTGGGAGACGTCTTATACAAATAATTTAGATCTTCTTGGAATAAAACATACAGAGATGACTAGACCATTTAGAGGGTCGGCATCCGTGACTCATCCACTTTTATCAGAAGCTGTTACACAATTTCAAGCGCAAGCATATAAAGAATTACTTCCATCTTCAGGACCAGTTAGAACAAGAGTCTTGGGGATGGAAGATGATCAAAAAATAAATCAAGCGCAGCGTGTTCAAGATTTTATGAATTACATGATCACTGAAGAGATGGAAGAATATACTCCTGAGTTTGATCAATTATTATTTTATTTAGCATTAGCAGGTTCTGCATTTAAAAAAGTTTACTACGATGAAGTAATGCAGAGAGCTGTATCTAAATTTATACCAGCTGAAGATTTAGTAGTGCCTTACTATGCTACAGATTTGATGGATTGTGAAAGAATTACTCATGTAATTAAAATGGGTGAAAACGAAATTTTAAAAAAACAACAAGCTGGTTTTTATAGAGATGTAGAATTGAAACCAACATCTAATGGTCCAACTGAAATTGAAAAAAAATATCAAGAATTAGAAGGTGTAACTCCTGGTGGTGATAAACAATATTCTTTTTCAATTTTAGAAATGCACGTTGATTGCAATTTAGAAGAGTTTGAAATGCAAGATGCAGACAAACAAGTTAAAGTTCCTTACATTGTAACTATCGATGAAGGCTCAGGACAAATTTTATCTATCTACCGTAACTATGATATTGGAGATGAACTTAAAAAACGTAAAGAATATTTTGTTCACTTCAAATTTTTACCAGGTTTAGGTTTTTATGGCTTTGGATTAACACACATGATTGGTGGATTAAGCAGAACTGCTACACAATCTTTAAGACAATTGCTTGATGCTGGTACATTATCCAACTTACCAGCTGGATTTAAGTCTAGAGGTATAAGAATTCGTGATGATGATCAGCCTTTTCAACCAGGAGAGTTTAGAGATGTGGACGCACCGGGAGGAAATATCAAAGATCAGTTTCAAATTCTACCATTTAAGGAACCATCAGCTACATTATATCAATTAATGGGGTTTGTTGTACAAGCTGGACAGAAGTTTGCAGCGATTACTAACATGGATACGGGCAATGACATGCAAAATAGAGCTGTTGGAACGACTGTTTCGTTATTGGAACGTGGTTCGAGAGTCATGAGTGCTATACACAAGCGATGTTATTACTCAATGAGAAGAGAATTTAGACTTTTATCTAAAGTTTTTGCAACATATCTACCACCAATCTATCCATATTCAGTATATGGTGCTGATCAAGCGGTAAAACAAACTGATTTTGATGATCGAGTGGACGTAATTCCAGTTGCTGACCCAAATATTATGAGTATGGCGCAAAGAGTTACACTTGCAAACGAAAATTTAAAGATTGCTATGTCAAATCCTATGATGCACAACTTGAGAGAGGCATATCGAAGAGTATATGAGGCACTAGGGACTCAAGATATAGATCAAATACTAAAACCAGTTGAAAGACCTATGCCAAAAGATCCTGCAACAGAAAATATGGAAGTTTTAGCTATGAAACCACTAAAAGCATTTCCAGAACAAGATCATGATGCACATATTAATGCGCATAGAGCATTTATGTCTACAAGAATGGTTCAAATAAACCCACAAGTCTACACTGCTTTACAAGCACACATATCTGAACACGTTTCATTAAAAGCACAAGGTGAAGTTGGAGCTGCTATAGCTAATGATCCTATTATGCAAGGAAGATTAAAATCAGATCCACAAGGTGCACAAATAGAAATCAACGCAATGATAGCAAATAGAGTTTCACAATTAACAATCGAACTTGCTCAATCAGAAGCTATGGGTCAAAAACAAGATCCATTAGTAATGTTAAAACAAAGAGAGTTGGATTTAAGAGCTATGGACATGCAACGTAGAGCTGATGAGTCTATGATGAATATGGATATAAAAGAAAACCAAATTGAAGAACAATTAGATTTAGAAAAAATGAAATTAGAAAATAATGAAGCTCAAGCAGCTGAAAGAATTAGAATTGCTGAGGAAAAATTAGAAATTGCAAGGAGTAAAAAGAAGTAATGGCTGATCCAGAAAAATCAAAAGAAAGTTTAAGAAAGAAATTCGCATGAGGAGAAAAGTTAGAAAATATAGAGGCGGAGGAATGGATGCTAGAGATTTTGGTAAGAAAAGCACATCTAAAGCTGACTTTAGTAAAGTTAATGAGGGATCTCAATATTCAAAGAATGTAGCTTTAGGAAAAGATAAAAAACAAACTTCAACAAATAAGGGGGATGTACCATTTAAAAAACCACTTGGTTTTGTTGCATCAACATTAGCTGGTTCTATAATACCATTCTCAGGACCTACTATAAATTATTTAGCAAAGAAACAATATGAAGCAAGACAAAAATTTGCTACCAAAAAAGGTTTATATAGAGATTTTTATAAAACTGAAAACAAACCCTTACAACCAAATGCACCCATAGGAAAAGATTATTTAAAAGAAGCAGGATTTGGAAAACGTAAAAACCTACCTACTGATAATCAAACAGAATCAAGAGTGAATGTTGCTGAAGCGGTAAAACCTAAAAAGATATTACCAATATTACCAAAACAAAATTTTTTTAATTTTAGAGCCTACAATTCTGGTGGTGTATCTTTTGGACCCCCACCTAAAAGAGGACCTAATCCACAAGTTCCTCCAGTTAAAATGAAAAGTGGAAAAATGAATAATATGTCTTGCCCTCACAGACCTGATGGTATTAGAGGTATGGGTGCAGCCATAAAAGGATCTAAATTTATAGGAGTTAAATAATGTGGTTTCAAGCTATTAAACTTGCAGTATCTGCAGGATCAAAAATTTACGCTAATAAGCAAAAAGCAAAAATGGCAATGTCAGATGCACAATTGCTACATGCAGAAAGACAAGCACGAGGAGAGGAAGCTTATCAAGGTAAACTTTTAGAAGCTAGACAATCTGACTGGAAAGACGAGGCGGTGCTTATAATATTAAGTTTGCCCGTTTTGGTGCTTGCATATGCAGTGATATCGGATGATCCAACTGCGATGGACAAGGTAAAATTATTCTTTGAAATGTTCTCACAGCTGCCGGGATGGTTCACAAATTTGTGGATCCTTGTCGTGGCGAGCATTTATGGCATTAAAGGCACACAAATATTTCGTAACGGAGGGAAAAAATGATTTGGAATTGGATAAAAAATTTATTTAAGTCAAAAGTTCAAAAAGATCCTCATGAAGAAATGTTCGAAAAGAATGAATATTCTGTAGAGCAGCTTCAACAAATGACAAAAGGGGACCTTAAAAAATTAAGAGCACAAGGTAAAATAAAAAGTATTGCACATCCTTTTTATTAGTATATAGATTCTATATGAGTCTTAGATCTACTCTTATAAATGCATTAGAAGATAGGTATAACGCACAAATATCAGAGGCGGATGCCACAGTGCAAATTTATTTAGAAAAACCAGTTGCCATAGGCGAACATCCACAACATCTAGATGAGATAGATAAATTAATTGAAAAAATTGCTCACGCAGAAGAAAAATTACAAATCTTACAACAATTTAAAATATGATCCGTGGAGATAGCTCCGAATATGAATTATTAAAAAAATGGTGTGAGACATTACCATTTTATGAAGATCCAAAATCAGTGACTACTTGTGAAGTGGGAGTAAGAGAAGGGCTAGGCTCTCAAATTATTATGATGAGTATTACACCAAGATTAAGTAAAACAGAATATCAGCATTACGCAATAGATCCCTATGGTGATTTAGAATATGATCACTTTGATAATCAACCACGATGGAAAAGAGATGGTAAATGGACTTCTAAAGCACCAACATATTCTAACGATATGAGAGATCAAATGGTTAAAGATTTCGCGGGTAATCCTCATTATAAGTTTTATAATATGACTGATGTCGAATATATGAAAATATTTAATTTGGCTAATACAATATTTGATTTAGTATTTTTAGATGGACCACACACTACAAAAGATATTTTAAGAGAAACTCTTTGGTTTGCAGAAAGATCAAGAAAAGGTTCAAGAATAATTATTGATGATTATAATTTATGCAATTTTGAAGTCATTAGAGCTGCAGTTTCTTATTGGGATTTTACAATACATGAAAAGGGAAACAACAAAGTTTGTTTAGAGAGAATATGTTAGACCCACGAACAAGAGAACAAATAGAAAATATTATTAAAAGAAATATTAAAGATGTTAAGGATCATATCTGCTATGGGGTTGAAACGGAATCTCAGTTAATGTATGCTAGGGGCAGACTCAGCGCATTAGAAACGCTGCTTCAGGATATTAAAAACCTGCACAAGGAGGATAACGATGGTACAACTGATTAAACCTAAACTTACAGATTTCGGTTCGAAAAAAAATAAGGAAGAGGTAAAATCACAAATTCCAACAGATCCAGAAGGCATCAAAAAATATCTTGAAATCATACCAAACCCTGTAGGATACCGTATGCTTGTAAGACCATGGTCAGGACAAGCAAAAACAAAAGGCGGTGTTATTTTAGCAGACGAAACTCAAGACAAAATTCAAATGACTACTGTTGTTGGACTTGTTGTAAAAATGGGTGACCTTTGTTATCAAGATAAAGAAAAATTTCCAAAAGGTGCTTGGTGTAATGAAGGCGAATTTGTTATTTATGGCAGATACGCTGGAAGTAGATTTCAGACTAAGTACGGTGAACACCGTATATTAAACGATGACGAGATCATAGGAACTATAGGTAAGCCAGAAGATATTCTCCATTTATTTTAATAAAGGAGGATAAACATGGCAGAAGTAAAAGACTATAGTGCGGAAGCTCTATTAGCCAAAGAAAAAGAAGTCGAGTTAGATACTGATGATGTAAAAGAAGAAAGTATTGAACTTGAACAAAAAGAAGAAACAAAAAAAGAACCTAACTTAAATTTAGGTGAAGTTGATTTAGGTTACACTGATCATTCAAAACCAAAAGAAGAAAAATCAGATAAACCTGAAATTGAAATAACTGAAGAAAAAGAACAACCGAAACAAGAAACAAAAGAAGAAACACAAACTGAAGATAAACCAAACTTACAAGAATCAAGAAGAGATTATCAAAAGAGAATAGATAAACTTGTTTTTCAAAAGAAAGAAGCTGAACGAAGAGAAAAGGCAGCTCTTGATTTTGCAAAAGGTCTACAAAAAAAGTTTGACCAAACTTCTCTTAAATTTAAAGAGTCTGACGAACAGTATCTTAAAGAATTTGATGCTAGAGTTGATGCTCAAAGAGAACAAGTTAAAGTGGCTTTGAAACAAGCTATTGAGTCTAACGATGCTTCACAAATTATGGAAGCAAACGATAAACTTACTCAATTAGCTGTTGAAAAAGAAAAGGCTCGATTAGAATTATCTAATAGAGAAAAACAAAAAAAAGAAGAAGAAGCTAAAAAAACAACAAACAACGTACAAGCTGAACCTCAAACAGCGGAATCATCACAACAAACACAAATAACTCCTAAAGCTAAGAAGTGGGCTGAGGAAAATGAATGGTTTGGAACTGATGAGGTCATGACTAATGCTGCTATCACGATACACAACAATATCTCTCAAGAGGGTATTGAAGTAGACAGTGATGAGTATTATAATGAAGTTAACTCAAGACTAAGGAAGTATTTTCCTGAAAGTTTTGATAACACTAAGGACGAGCCAAAAAAAGAAGCACCGAAACCCGTCCAAACGGTTGCCTCGGCTGGTCGTAGCCAACAAGGACGCAGAACTGTGAAACTCACCAAGTCACAAGTAGCTATTGCTAAACGATTAGGGGTGCCACTAGAGGAATACGCTAGATACGTGAAGGAGGA